TGTGATGGTTCTTTAAATGGTAACAACATAAACGAATCTCTTAAATTTCCACCAGGTGCATCTACATCTCTAAACTCACCGGGTTGTAAAGGTTGTGCATCATCTCTAACTCTTATACCTCTAGATTTAAAACCAGCTGGTAAGTTAGCTAAAGTACCTGCATCAAGTAATTGTCTTAGTGCAACTGTTGCAGTACGAGATAGTCCACCAATCATATGAATTAAACCTAAACCATAAAAACCCATTCCTGGTAAAAATTTGTAATGTACAAAATAATCTTTTTTCTTTTTTAATGGATCTTCTGCTGTGTAGTTTCTTCTAATAGATAAAATATCATTAGTAGATTCATTGATAGTTACAATGTAAGGTAGTTTAATTCCTGTTTCTTCACCTTCTTGATCCATGTCTTCGTAACCTTCTAGATCTAAGTTGACATGCATTTCTAAAACTGTGTACATGTCTTCTGAAGTATTAGCTTTAATACCTTCAAGCTCTAATTCTTTTTCTTTAATTTTATCTTCTTTTAATTGTGCTTCACCTAATTCTACTTCTCTGTAAAACCCAGAATACATTTGTTTTCTTAAATCATTTTCCGACATTTTAACCATGTGAATAATTGCTTCCGCATCTTCTAATGAGGTAGCAGAATACGGAACAACTATATCTTCCGCCGGTATAAATTTACTTACTGCTCTACCAAGTAAATCATCGTAATAGATTTTTTTAAAAGTAGAACCACTTAATGGTAAGTAAAATAACATTTGATCAAACTCTGGTTCGTATTCTTTCATTTGATCCATTATTTGATAATTCATAAAATCTTTAACACGTTTAGATTGCTCTTCTTTAGCAACATCTACTGCTCCCATAATTTGAGTTCTAACCGGGCCTTCTGCAGGTAATAATTCTTTATAAGCTTGTGCTTGAAATTGTGTAACTGCTTCGGCTAATACTGGGTGAGTAACTGAACTAGCTCCTCTAAAGGGTTCTGTTCTATTTACGTATTTAAATCCTAAAAGACTTAAACCTTCTCTATAACTTTCTTCCCAGTCGCCTCTAGTTTCTTTGTATGAATTATATTGGTCCATTAGTTCTGAAGCTAACGGATCTAAAACTTTATCTTCTAAATATTCTGCTAAATTTGCATCATGTTGTTCACCACCTTCTGGACTTACTGCAGATGGATCAAAATTAACTTTTGCACCTCCATCTTCATCTAATTGTACTTCTGTGTCTCCTGAAGTATCTGTAACTGCTTCCATAGCATCTACTATTTCTTCTTTTTCAGGAATTTCAACTTCAGTCGCAGTATTGGGTAATGATTTGTCTATTTCAGCCATATGCTATTCTATACCTTCTCAGTTATTGATTCAACACCTTCTTCGATAGTAGTATTATCAGGTGTTTCTTTTACTGTCAAACTGTCAATTACTTCATTAAGCATTTGAGGATCATAAGTAGTTTCATATTCAGTATCAGCTGCAAACTGTCGTATATCTGCTTGAGTTGCAATTGGATCGTCGGGCGTTGGTTCTGAATATTGATTTGGAACTACAACTAGTCTTCCAATAATTGGATTAAATTTTATTTCTTTCATTTAATTTATTATTTTAAAGTCTACGTCAACTTTGTTATAATCTACCATTAGATAACCACTGTCGTGTTTAATAGAAGCCCATGGTACTTCGTGAGCCATTACTCCTTGATAAACCGTAGGATCGTTTAGATATGTAAAGTTGTAGATGTTAATATCTAAATTAGATTTTCCAACTAACTCGATGTTATCTTTTAATCTTATATCACTAAAACCTAAATTACCTTTACTGCTATCTGTAGAACTTGTACCTCCTTTACTACCACCTTTACTACCACCACTAGCTGCTCCACCACCTTTTCCACCTCCACCACTTGGAGTGCCAGTATTACTCTTATTACTACTCTTATTACTTTTACTTGAACCACTCCAACCTGTATCAGTGTGTGGATTAGGATTTCCTCCAGTGTATCCTTGTTTCTTACCATATGCAGAGTTAGGATTAACTGTAGATGCTCCAGTTTTAGAATCATTTTTAGAAGCGTTTTTATTAATTGTAGTTTCTTGTTTATCTATATTACTTTGAATATCTTTAATCTGTTGTTGGTTTTTTGCTGCCGCTGCTGCGGCTGCAGCTTTATTTTTTGATAATTTTTTCTTAAAATAATTATAACCTAGTCCGGCTGCACTAGATAACAATCCATATGGGTTGTTAATTCCTGCAAGATCAAAAATTCCTCTAGAAGTAAAACTTGTAATTATATTGTCTAATTGCATAGGATTATATGATGAAGATTTAATTTTATCAATTAAACCTGCTACTAAACCCTCTGCAGCTTTTTTCTCTTCAAAAGAAGGAGTGTACTTACCACCATAAGGATCTTCTACACCTTCTGGATCTTTAGCCATTCCAATATTTGAAAGGTCATCTATTGTTTGTGGACCAAATTCAGCAAAGTTACCAAAACCAAATTGACCAAAATTATCATAATCACTAGGTATATCCGGAGCACCTATATTTTCCATAGTGACAGGTCCTTTTTCTAAATCATTAGCAACATCTGCCATTGTTGGTCCAGAAAATGTCGAGATAGCTTCTTCAATTGAAGGAGCTGTTGTGCCAGCTAATTCTTTTCCAGCAACATTTGCTATGGTAGGTTTTGCAAATCCTGCACTTCCTGCTTCTATAGAAGGTACTCTTGGGTCAAGATTAGGATTGTTTAATATTTCCGAATCGAAATTAACAGGTAAGTCGTCTCCAGCAATATTTGCCATGGTAGGTTTGTTTGATGAAATTATTTCTTCTAGTACAGAAGTTGTAGGAGCAGTTTCTTCAAATGCATTTTTTGAAGTCGTTGTAGTTGTTAATTCGTCGCCTGCAACATCTTTCATGTTATAGGGTCTATCATAAATAAATTTATCAATAATAGTTTTATCATCAAAGGTATCAGCATTAAAAGTATTAGGATTTGTTTTAGTAGTTGTAGTAGTTGTACTAGATCCGCCGCCACTACCGCCGTTATTGCCTCCTGGTGGTGGAGTTCCTGGTGGTGGAGTTCCTGGTGGTGTAGTTCCTGGAGGTGTATATAAATTTAATGATAATAGTTTATCTGCAATATCTTGATCAGTATAACCATATGAGTTCATAGAATTATAAATAGCCAATGCTTCACCTGTTAAAGGCGAACCGCCCATAAACAATCCTTGTCGTTTAGGTTGCATTAAAGAACCTACGCCGCCGCCGTCTTTATAAGTATTCATTATTTCATCATATTGCGTAGCATATGCTGAATCAGGATCAAGAGTAGATCCAAAAGTATTTTTTCCTATATCTGATGCACCATCAAAAAGAGATTGATTTGCTCCAGAAAATTTAGGTCCTAATGCTGATTGAACTAAATTATAGGCTCCGGAAGTTAATGCTGTTGCTAAAGGACTTAAACCTAAAGTTTGTTTAGCATCATAGCCTCCTAATACATTATAATCATCAACTGTAATTTCTCCTGCTTTAACAGCATTTTTTAATTTTTGATTATTTAAAAAATGTGTATTTAATTTATTAAAAAAACTAGGTTTAGCTACTCGTTTAACTTTAGTTACTCTTCCCGATCCGGGGTTGGGTTTAGTAGTAGTAGTGTTATTATTTCCTCCACCGCCACCACCGCCATTGTTATTATTTCCTCCACCGCCACCTGATGTAGCTTTATTAGTAGAGGGATTAGTAGTTCTGTTGCTAGGATGACCTGGAGAATTAGTGTTTGTAGATTTAAAATCAGATTTACTTGCATCTGATCCACCACCTTTAAAATTTATTCTAGGTTGCATTAAAGAACCTACGCCGCCACCTTGTGCAAATCTTTGAATTGCAATCATTAGGCCACCATCTTTGTAACCTTCAGCCATAGCTTGTTTTACAGCTTCACCAAATGTAAAGCCTTCTTCATCCATAAGTCTTTCGACTTCTTT